ATTCTGTATTCTTTAATAAATCTATAGTGAGTTTAATGATATAATAAAGAAATAATCCTATCCCAATATATGGTTCTATTGAATCTATAACTTCATTGAATACTTCTGAAATATTTCCTATAAAATCAGTAAGATCCTCTAAACTCTGGCCTAAAAATCCTTTCTGTAATTCTGCTAAAGCCGCTTGTTTAGTACTTTCATCTAATGCACTATCTTTTAAAATATCACATTGCAATAACAAAGAACCTAGAGTTTCTTCTATCATTTCTTTGTTAGCGCCTCTGAAATATTTAGCTGTTAATGGATCAGATTTTAAAAAAGCTGCTAACACTAAAAGATCATCTAAATCTAAATCACCAACAAATGACGTTAATTTAGATTTCATTCCATCAGCAAATCCCTCAAGCGCTGCTATAATTGCAACAGTTAACGCTTTCAAAGATAAAGGTTTATCAAAAAATATTTTTTGTTTTATTTCCTCTACTTTAAATTTTGCCTCATTCTTTTTTAATTCTTTTATAGCAGCAAATGTTGGCATCTTAAGATAATTTTTCTTCTTTTAACCATTCACTAATAACTTGATTTACATCAAATTCTTCTTCAGGAAAAACATGTTCTTTTCTAATAGTTTCATCTTCTTCATTGTGAAATGAATAAACACCTTTATCGAAAGTAACTTCAAATGGTTCTTCTAATTTTTTAACATATTTTTTACCTTCTCCCTTATTAAGATAAGCTAAAGTAATATGGGGATGATAATCAGGAAATGTTTGTGTATTTTCAAACTTACTCATCAATAAATCTCTATAACGTTGCAATTCCTCAGTCACTGGGACATCATACTTCACAACATCATATTCCTCATTTTCGAACATCCCTATTTCTTTAATGATTACAGTAACAGGAACCATATCGTCTTGGATAACACCTAACACAACTTCCGGATCGATCTCATCTTCATGAATCCCATACAACACAGTAACGTGAGGATTATCCTCCAATCCATAAGAATCATCATAAGGTTTTACGTATACATCCTTTGGATCAATTCCACCTGCATGATCTTCATCCCACCTATCAATTTTAGCATCTAACATAACGCATCCATATTTAGGTTGTGGTTTACTTTCTTCGGTTTCCCAATCTTTAATAGTTTTTAAATCTTCCATATTATTTTGATATTAGTACGTTTGTTGACGTCGCTGCTTGTTTCGCGGCTTCTACCATTCCAGTAACAACTCCTGGAGTTGGAGGTAATTTAGCATCTATTGCAGTGGCCAATGTTGACATCAATGCCCACATTGGCTCGGCTAATACTGCATGAGTATAAGGTCCTGGACCAACTTTAGTTGTTTGTGATCCAGCAACTACTACTTCATCTGCAGTTACAGTTACTTTAGCTGCAGCGCTTACTTCAACTTCATTTTTAGTTACAATTCTGGTAACATCACCTTCCATTTGGATAAGTGATTCTGTATCAGCATGCTGTAATGTTATCATAGAATCTGGAGATATCTGAAAAAATGATTCTTTCAAATAAACTAACAAACCAGAATTTCTTTGATAAAGTATAGTTAAATCTTCAAGAGGGTCGTGAATAATAACATGTGTACCATCATAATCATCTTTTATTCTTTAATTAAATTAGTGTCTATATTCTGTAAACAATTTATTTCTGGAGCGTATAAATCACCGTTATTAAATTCAACTCTCACAAATTGTCCAAGTTTTGGAACTGATAAACTTCCACCACCATCTCCACTATAAACAGCAGAATTAATAGGAGTCGCCCATGGAATATGTTCATCGATAATTCCATCCATTAATCCAAAAACTCTTACTTGAGCTCTTCCTGAAAAAGTCGGATCTTGATTATTGACTACAATCCCAATCCAATCATTATCATGCAAATCTTTTTTTAAAAAACCCGTGGTTGTTTCCATTTTTTATCCTTTTACGATTTTACTTGTAGTTGCTTGACTTGAAGGAATCCCTTCAAAAATATTTGCAGCAGGAATACTTTTTGGAACATTAGCTTCTCCTGGTCCAACTAAATCAGTTGCATATGAATTATCTAATTGAGTAGATTCCTTTGTTACATCTTCATAATTTTGTCCACCACCATCAATTAGGTTTGGAGCATTTATTTCTCCTGTATTAACACCAACCAAATCAGTTGCTTGAGAATAATCTTTTATTGCAGCCCAAGTACCGTCATCATTCAACGCCATATTTGCAGCTTCTTGGATTAATTGATTATCTCTACTCGCCGTTGATGATACTATTCCATTTAAATAATCTCTAAAAACTCCATCTACAATATTCCCTTCTAATAATTCAGATGGTTGGACATAACCTGCTGCAGCAGAATTAACTCCCTTTCTTATAAGTCCTAAAGCAGATATAATATTTTTTGATTCTAATGCAGATTGAACATCTGTGAACGATACTCCTAATCCTGGAATAGAAGTCATTTTCGCTTTATCTATTTTCTCATCAACTGCATTTTTAACGAAAGCTCTTCCAAAATCTTTAGCATTTTCTACCCAAGGATTTTGTCTTGCTGGAATAGAATTTTTATCGTCATTTGTAAAAAACTGTCCATCTTTTCCTGGACCACCTCTTGGGATCCCAGACATATTGGTGTTATTTTGATCTTCGTAAAACGGAGTTCCTGGAATATGTGAAATATCTGCAATTAAATTTTGGTTTTGAGCAACAGCTAACATTTTTTGATATAATTGATTATTATTATTCATATTAGGATGAGTAGAATTAAATTCTTCCTCGTACTCTTCTCCACCATCATATCTCTTAGCTCTATCTAATCCATTTATATACCTATCAATAAGATACATATTATGAAAAGTTGGATAAATTTGTTCTTCATTTATTTTTCCAACTTTTATTTGGAATTGTACGCCGGCTTCTTGGGGAGCTTCATCAACACCTAAATTACCCAAATAATTAAATTCATAAGATTCTAAATCAAATTCACACATATCACAAGTAATTACCCATGTAGGAAAAATATCATCAATTATTTTAAGAGATAGTGGGTCATCTCCCGGACCTGTTGTATAACCACTACTGTTATTTGGAGTGTGAAATGTTCTATACTCAGAAATAAAAATCTTTAAAGTAAAATATCTCATCATATCAGGTAACACCCACCTTTGATATGTATCATCCCATGCAATTTTTCTATAAAGATTTAATAAATGAGATACTCGTAAATCTAATCCCTCTAATGCCGTAATAGTTAATCTTTTATCAGAAGTTATTCTCATTCCTCTTTTGGGATCAATTCTCAGCAACTCATTAACCCCGTCAATTTTTTGGAAATACCATTGGAAGTTTGTTTGTAAATTGGCCCAATTTGATTGGAACTCTTTAAGCATATTAGCCCGGGTAAATTCATTAGCATCTAATAAATAATCTATAGAAGAATATCGTTCTCTTTCAGTAATAGCATCAGCGCCTTTTGGAGCAAATAACGGGTGGGGCATTCTATCATAATTAGCTCCACCTTTAGCATCATTATAAAATCTATCACCTACACCATTTAATCGACTTGCAGGAAATCCCGATATCCAATTATTAGCACTACCGAATACCAATTTAAAGGATAAATATGTTGGTTGGTCCCAACGCGCCGACATTGGCGAACCGGTTAATGCAACAGGGGTAGTTTTTCTAAAATTTTTATAAATGCTCATTATATTGTATTATTTTCAATTTGTTCTTCGGATTCTATTGATCCTACACCAATTGGCGGTGGCCACTCTCTTCTAGTTAATATAAATTTCTGAGTAAAATTAGACATTATAGAATCATCATTTTCATGATTATATTTTATAACAAAACCTTTAACATAAAACCACCCACTATAAAATTGTTCTAAAATATCCATTTTTCCAGCTTCAGGACTTATCATTAAATTTTCTGTAACATCTGATTTAATTATCACAATTGGTATTTTATCTCCATTTATAATATTTAAATTTGTTCCATTAACTGTTATTTCTACGTTGAGCTTTTCCAGTTCTTTCATATTAACCAAATTTTGCAATCTAGCTCTGAGATAATTTTTATGGTGATTTCCATTCCATTGTAAATTATCATCATCCGGATTAGTTACAGTGTATTGGATTCCCATCCATGGATTTTTAATATACATATCCGGATATGAATAATTAGCTCTTGCTAAATCATCTCCTCTTTTACCAGGATCTTGAGTAGCCCTACCTCTCAATAAAATATATTTATCAATTTTCTCAGAATCATATGAAGGTTCAACTGGAACACTCCAATATTTTTGAGATTTTTCATCTTGATATAATCCTTCATTATGTTCAAACAAGTTACAATTCATTTTTGACCCCACCTCAAATGTTACAGCTGTTGATTTATTTATAGGTCTCCATGTGTGAATATAAAAAGAAGATGTTCTATATGCTTCATAATTAGAAAATACCTTCGGCGATTCTACTGTCTTACTTTGTTCAGTATTAGCTCCCCAAGTAAAATCTTTATCAATATTATTAACCAACGCTGCTATGTCAACTCCTTCTTCACTAGATAATAATTGTTTATTTACATTAACAAAATTTAAGTTATAATAAATATCAATCCATATATCATAAAATGATCTTTCATCTCTCCAAGATCTTTGAACAGTTTGTTGTAAATATTCCGTAGTTGTATTAAACCCGCTTATCCATACTTGTTTATCATCTGTATCATCTTCATTTGTCGCAAATCCTAATCCTAATTGTTTTGCTACTTCTTTAACAGCCCCCATAGAAGTTCCTTCATGAGAAAAGTTAATTTTGGCACTTGATATCAATGGAATAAACAATATTCCAAAGAATGTCATAGTAGTTGGAACTATCGCTTGAGTATTATTAGTAGCTGCGATTACTCCAGTTATAACATAATCATTTCTAACGGATTTTAATAAATCAGATTTATTCCTTATTGCGACAGAAATTATATCACCATCTTTTGGCATTTCTCTCGAAAGAAATGTTTGGTGTTTAAAAGTAGCTTTTAATGTAATAGTCGGCAAAAATCCAGTACAGTTTAATTCAAGCGATACAATTTCACTATCACTTAAAATATAATCATTTATTTTAATAAGAGGAAATCTTAATGAGACTGAGTTTTCTATTTTCTCTGAATTCTCTGTTTGGTTTGAACTTAAGGATAATTCATCTAATTCAATTGTCGGGCGTATTAGAGGATCTTGATAAATCCTATATTTATTATTACTACTAGTGGAAGAATTAGTAGTTTTCGGGGCATTATCATTAGATGATGTATAAGTTCTATCTGCCATTATTTTTCTTATTCTTTATTACGTTAGTTAAAA